ATGGTCGTCATCCTGCCGGAGGGCGCGTACAGCGATTGGCTGACCGCGCCCGCTGACGCCGCCAAAGAATTCCTCGCGCCCTTCCCGGCGGATAAGCTGGTCGCCACCCCGATGAAGTGAAGCGGCGCGAGGCGGACTATACTGGATATATAACCAGTGTTCTCCGCCATGACGTTCAAAGCCCCACTCTCTCACGAAGACCTGCGTACCATCCGCGAGCGCCAGCCATGGAACAGCGATGTAATCGCCCTGCTATGGGAGGTTAAGCGGCTGCGGTCACTTCTGCTTCGGGCGTACCAGCTGTCGGACGATTTCAAACGTCCGGCGGGCATAACGGGCGATCTGTACGACGAGTTTATGGCGGCTCTGCGGCAAGAGCCGTGCGTCATTGAGCGCGACCAGGACGTTCAAGAAATGATGGAAACCCCCGACAAGCTGCGTAAGGGAATGGGGCCGCGCTAACCCCGGGCATGCAGCACCAAATTTCAGACGGTAAACGGTGTAATAATTAGATTCTGAGAGACCCGTTAAAACCGACAACGAGACACAAATGAAAAAAACGGCATTGCTCGCGACCGTGATGGCCCTTTCCGGCTGCGCAAGTTACGACCTGGCGTTAATGGACCAAAAGAGCGGCACTACGGGGCATGGACGCGCCACGGCGAACGACTCTATTGCCCTCATTGAATTGAACGGCAAAACCTACGCGGGAAAATTTAGCTACCGCTCGGACAGCACTTACTCGGTCCCGTCGATTTCCCAATCCGACAATCTTCCCCCTCCGTTGGAGGCGAAGAAAGCAAAGCTGGGGTTTGTCGGAGGCAACGGAAGCGTGTTTGCAAAGTCGGCGGATAACAGCGGTCTGCGCTGCGTGTTCGCCATGAATGCCCGGACGCAAAACGGCTCGGGCGCCTGTCTTGACGATGGGGGCAACGTCTATGACCTCCAAGTCAACTGAGCCGCCGGCGCGCACGACGCCCGCTGCGGCACATAACCTGTCCCGCCTGCTCGCCCAGCTTGACCACATCAACGGCGCATCCCCGGACACGCTGTCGTGGGATGACGGCACATGGAAGGTGGATTTCTGGCGCCAGTGTGTCAGCGGTCCGGGTGGGGTCGTTCGATTGAATTCGGCGGAACTTATCATTTTTGGGCGGCTTCTCGCTGCGTCGGGCGCCGTGGTCGAACGTGACGCCCTGCACGCGGACTTGCTGCGCCTATGGGACTCTGGCGCGGCTGAGAACGTAGGCAGTCGGCTGTCTCTCAGCATATCCCGCATGCGCAACAAGTTCGCCCAGGCCGGGGTGCCGTTCCCGGTGCGTTCGGTCCGAGGGGCCGGCTACCAATTAACGCCCCCGGGGAACGCCTGAGGCCAATCGCCGGCGGTCGTCCTCACGGCCGGCCGCATAGCCTTCGCCATATGGCATTCCCGTCCCGGATCTGGCGTCGGACTGGCGACGGTGTGGCGTCCACCTGTTCCGCCGTATCAAAATAGACGGGCCGTGCGTGCTCGCAGTACTCAACGCCTACGGTCGCCGGAGCCGCGCACCCAGTTACGCTTAAGCTCGTCAGCAATAGCGCCATCATCCATACCAGCCGTTTCCTGCTGCACATCGCGCGCCTCCTGGCGGGCCTTTGCCGCCTGTTCGTTGATTTGGTCTGCCCGCTCTTGGCGCTCCACCTTCCGCCCCGTAGCGCGCCCCTGGTAGAACACGCTGACCAAAGTCGCTGCTGCAACGCCGATCAGCAGCAGGAGGCCTTTAAACCGCTCAAGCCATACCGACATTGCCGCCTCCAACCGTCGCCATTGCCTGCGCGTATAGCGCCGCCCAAGTCTCGGGGTGCGGCTTCCCAGGCCGCCAGGTGCGCAGATAAAGCGCCCAGCCGCCGTTCGCGTCACCAAGCGATGGCAGGCGCAGGGGATCAGTCCACAGCAGCAGGCGGGCGAAAGCTGCCGCCAGGATGTCGTCGTGCGCCAGCGAGTTGTACACGTCCGTCGCGGTCGGCTCGACATCCCGAACCGCGCACACTGAGCGCGCATCCGCCCAACTCGATGCGTGCGCCAGTACGCCGCGCACGCCGCCCCCGCGTTCGAATTGCCAGAAGCCCACGGCCGGACCGTTGATCTGCCGGCGATGCACAAAACGGCTCTCCTGCAAGCCAATGGCAAGCAGCATCACGCGCGCTTCGCGGGTGTCGCGGTCGGCGGGCAAGAGCGCAAGCGCAGGTGCGATTGCGATATCGAGAACAGTCTTCAAATCCACAATCACCCCTCCCCACCAGGCCGCACGCCCAGAATCTTCGCGCGGACCTCGGCCACCCACTCAAGCAGCCCCTTCTGGCGCATGCTTGCCATCCATCGCATGTACGCCCCCAACACCCACCACGCAGGAAGCCCGGCCAGCAACATGCTCGGCCCCAACACATAGAATTTCGCCAGCAGCGCGTCATCGCTGCCGGCCCCGTGTTGCGATAGCCAAATCATGGCGTCCATCAGCCCTGGCTTCCAGGCGATAACGCCTGCGGCAAGCGCCGGCCCGAACATGAACGAGCAAGAAACCGTCGAAATCGTGCGGATAGTGAACTCGCGCACGGATCGTGGCGGCATGATGAGCAGCCCAAGCATGGCCGCCAGCGCCGCCGGCACGCCGTACGCCATTGCGACCTTCAAGGCAGCGAGGCCTCCCAGCCCCGTAGTACCTGGTTCCATAGTTGCACTGCTCCTGTAGACGGTGCGCATGATTGCCTCCCGTTTGGACAAAAAAAAGCCCGCCGAAGCGGGGTTGTGTGATGCCGACGTGCGGCTATAGGCGGTTTAGTTCGATAAGAGCTTCTGCACATCCGCGTTGATTCTCATCCCAGCCCCTTTATGCCTTGATGCTGGCTGCCAAGATGAAAAGCTCGTCCAAGTTGGCGCCAGTCAGGCCGAGTAATGCCGCGATGGCCCGCAGCATTTCGCTATCACGCCGGAACTCCTGCAAGTCGGCCCATGCGCGGCGGTACATGGCCGGCGTGTCCTCGTGATCGATGATGGCCTCGGCCGCTTCGAACAGCGTCGTTTCTCCGTGCGGCGTTTGCCACATGGCCTCACGGCCCTGGAAGCGGCTCACGACTTGCGGGATAGGGGTAGGCGCGGCAGCCCATTGGCCGTCTTCCCGCGCAACGAAGCTATCGGCGGGACGTTGGCTAATCATGGCTACCCAACCTGGAGGGCAGTCACCCCCAATCTGTTGCTGGCTTTCACCGGGATGTGCGTATACGTTCATGCTACTGCCCCTTTAACTTTCCAAACTTTGATCCGGGCGGGCAACCCAGCTACACCTATCCCAGTGGAGCCGGTATAAGTGAACGCCCCGCCGCCCAGCGGGTAGCCGATTCCAAGCGCATTCTTTGCGGTGGAAAGAATGATGGAGTTGTTGCGCATGGTGGCGCGTATGCCGGCCATGTTGGCGTCACCGCTCCACCAACCGGGGTTTCCCCAATTTCCTTCGTACAACACTTCCGGCTCTAAAATAACGTGATGGCCGGGGAACGGATTGGTAAGAACATACTGCGAGTTGATCGCGATGTTCGCAGGCGACGCCTCGCTCCCGCCATTTGGGTAGATGATGGTGAATTCAATCTGGCCGACCAGCGTCTGAAACTCGGCATCCAAAGCCGCCAAATCGCTAGCCAGTTGCGCGGCGTCCACACTGCCGGGGTTCACAACGGCCCCGAACGCATGCACCGTCCAAACACCGGCAACGTTCAGTGGGCGCGTTTCGGCGGCAGTTCGAGCGACCCTGGATGCATCAAACGTGGTTTGGTCGCCCGCACCGTCTCCAGCCGCATAAGCAATGAACCCGATGCCAGAGCCGGTAGCCTTGGTCGCACTTTGAAATGCGCCAGAGCTGCTCACGACCGCACCTACCCCGCCCGCCCCGCTTCGCGTAGTCATGGCCCCAGTAAGGTTTTGCAAAGCGTCGCGCTGAATCAGACCGTTCGTGTCCGCCGACATAGCCCCGTCACCGCGCCGGAAGACCGCGCCAAGCGACCCGGCCGACTTGCCGTTCATATCCGGCACGCGAATGGTGGTCGACCCGTCGCCCACCGTGTACATGCCGCGTTGCGTGGGATCGCTCTGCCAAGCAGCCTCTGCCACAACAGGTAGCGTGCCTGCGATCACCATGGCAGCGAGATCAGGAAAGGTGGCACGGCTTACCACTTGACCGTCCAGGGGGATTTGACCGGCAGGAATGGACACCCGCAACGGCCACCAGGATGGCGTGCCCACTGCGATCTTGGAGCGCACCTCGTAACGCGAAGCGAAGGTATCCCATTCAGCAACACCTTGGCCCTTGATATAGATGGGTCCGATATTTTCAGATGGGACATCCCCGGCCGAATACACGGTCAACCCCGTCCCCGCCTCTGCAAGTTTGGCATAGTGCTTAGCCGAAAACCCGTCTCCCTCGACCGGAGCGCCCATCTTGGTAGCCCACTGCTGAGCTAGTTGCGCGCTTGCTTCGGCATCGTCCGCCTTTTCGGCTGAAATTTGGCGGGAGGCATCAGCGTCCTGCGCCGACTGCGCCGCCTGGTTCTGGCTCGCAGCCGCAGCATTTTTACTGGCCGACGCCACTGAGGCGTCTTCATCTGCCGCAATCGCAGCCTCACTTGCCTGTTCAAGTAGCAAATTAGCCTCCGTCGCGAATCCCGGCAGCGCTGCCATAAAGGCGTCGGCGCGTTCCGGGAAATTCTCCGGATCACTTCGACTGGGCGGCGTCGGAAGATTGGTAATAGCCATATCAGGTAAGTCCTTCAATTTCCAAACTGCAAAAAGAAACCAGTGGGTAGGCGATTTCTAATGAGAAGTCACGGTAAAACCCGAAGATCGTCAGCGGGCCATACCCTTGCGCGTCCGTGCCGATCCAGACGCATGGCGTGGCGCGAAGGCCAGACAGCAGTCGATAGACTGCGTTGAAGCGAGCTGAATCGACCCAAAGCCGATGAGACATGCGACGAGAGAAGCGCCGCCGCCGAAACGTCGTGACGCCAGTCGCTGAAGTCTCTTTGCGGCTGTAGTCGATGATGCCGGCGCTACCGCCATACTCGACTTCACCGACCTCATAGGCAGTGCCACAGATCATGGCGCCGCACGCGGCATCGGCCCCTGGCGCACTAATCGTCACCTCAAGATGCAGGCTTCCGTATGCGGGAATATCCGTTAGGACAACCTCGGACAGCGGAATAAACGGCTCAAAGAAGTATTCAAACCAGTTCGAAACAATCGAACCCTCCAGCAACCGAGAATGCTCGTAGATGATTGGCCCTGCGGGGCCGTCCCTACCCACTACCGACAAATGCGAGCCGCCCAGTTCCAGAAGTGCCAGGCTGTTCGTGATCCCTGGCTTGACCACAACTGCCAGGGGACTGGGCGCGACCGTCTGCGTGCTGACCTCGCTATCGAACATGAGCCATTTGTTGGTCGGCCCCGCCGCCGCCCAATAGAGCGGCGACAGGTCCGGTTGATGACTTTTGTTTGGCGCCTGAACGCACTCGTAGATGATCGATTCGAAGAGGACGTGCGCCCCCAGGGGATAGTCGGTTGCCGGATCGTATGCAGGCAGATCACTGTCCGGCACGCTCGAACTGATGAGCTGTGCCGGACCTATCACCACAGGTTTGATTACTTTCATGTGCTTTCCACCTGAAGAGGCGCGCCCGCCTCGGTACGAACCACCATCCCGTCCATTTCGAGTCGGTCAAGCTGGCGCGCGGTCTTCCCCGTATTGCTGGCCGTCGCTCTCGCCTCGATGCGCAGGCTGGCGACTTCCGCCCGCAACGCCTCATTCGACTGGCGCAGCGCACGCAATTCTGCAAGCAGCAACTCTTGATTGCCGCCCCCGGAAAGGATCGCCTGCGTACGCTCTGCGCTGAAGATCCGAGAAGGGCCGGTTACCTCCAACTCCGGCCCGCGCTCGCCGACAAGGCGCAACCCGCCGGCATGGTCGCCCCCCTTCGCAAACGCCGCCACGGCTTGGCCGGTCAACGCATTGACCACCTGGCGCAATCCGTTCACTGTTGCATCGCGGCTAGCGTTGATCGCATTCGTGATCACCTGTTCGCCGCTAAGCGCGGAAGTCTCAAGAGCGGCAAGGGTCGCATCAATCTGCGCAAGCAGATCCAGGCTTTCCTTCGCGTAGTCCTTCGGCGCGACGGAATCCAGACGGCCGGCGATAGCTTCGGCCCGAGCCAGCGCCGTAGCAACAAACGCCTGATATGCGGCATCGGATGAGAACGAATCCTTAGCCGCCTCAAGCATCGGTTGCAGAAGTGAGTTGAGCTTGTCGGCATAGCCGGCCAGCGATTCCCCGTCCGCCCCCATCGCACTCGCGTACGCTTTCGCATAGTCGCCTTGCAAAGATGCGAACTGATCTTCGGGAGATAGCTGGCTATAACGGTAGTCAGAAACCGACTTTCGAAGCCCGGCAGCGCTTTCCGCCATCAAGCCGGCCAACGCCTTCTGGGCCTCGTAGTAACGCACAGTCTCCGCGCGCAACTCGCCCAACCGAGAAACCGACTTCGTTGCATCAAGCGCAAACTTCTGCAATGCGTCCGCATACGCCGTTTGCTGGCTCTTGGCGTTTATTGCCGCTTCGGTCGCAGCCGCCTGCGCGCTAGCGGCGGCCGTCACCGACGCCGCATACTCGGCCTGCAGGCGGGCCACATCGGCCAGCCCCGGTGCCGCTGCTGCCGCCGCCTGAGCGGCCTGCAACGCCGCTTGCGCCTGCGCCCAGGCTTCTCGCGCAGCCGGCATCTGCGATTGCGCCACGCTACGCGCCGCGTCAAGCTCCGCCCAGTTCTTCTTTTTGTACGTGACCGTTTTGGGCGCGTAAATATCCCAATTCAGTTTATCCAGCAGCGCCTGGGCTTCGGTCGCCCGTTGCTGAGCCGCTGCAAGGCCCATGGTTGCGGTGTCGTAGCGTCCCTTTACGGCGTTGTATGCCCCCTCACGCTGTTTGCGCTCAGCCACCCGCTGCGCCGCCAAAGCATCAGCGGCGCTCAGCCGGCCAGCGGCGGCGACCAGGCCAGCATTGCTCGGTCCCACCGTATTAATCCCGGTGATTTCCTCCGCAATGGCCTGCGGCGTCATGACCTTGGCGTCAATGATCCCGCGCGCCGCATCCCGCACGGCCACCCGCTCGGCGTTGATGCTGCTCATCAACCCAGCGAAGCGGCCTGCTAAGTTCTGCAATGCCAGCGCCATCGTCGCGACAAACGTGTCGGTATCGACCGCCGCCAAAGCCGCGCCCAACCCAGCAAAGTCAATAATCGCGCCTCCGGCTTGCGCCCGCAGATCCGCGATCTGATCGCCCAACATTGCGGACGCCTCCTGCCCGGCAGTCATTTCCGCGGAAGCGCCGCCCAGATTACCGTTGAACTGGATCAGGCCGGAATCCAGAATCAGGAACAGGCGCGAGATATACCCAACTGCCGCCGAAGCCGACGACGCGCTGTCCGACACCTCATCAAACGCGATCGCCGCGCCGGACAACGCAGGCAACGATGCCCCTCGCCCAACAAACGGCTCAAACAACGCCGTAGCTGCTTGCTGCACCGCCCTTTCAGACGCCTCCATTGCAGCCGCAAAGGCCGGCCCGAGAGAAATCAAGGTGGCGTATGCCGCTCGCCCCGAATCCGTTGTCAGGTCCAACGCCAGCGCGACTTTGTTCAACTCCTTTATCGTGTTGGGCATATCGACACCAACCGATTGCAGCGCATCACTGATGGACGCCAAGCTGAATTTGGCGCGTTCCCCTTCGGTATATGCCACCTCATAGAACGCTTGGCTGGCATTGGTCAGGCTCTCCAATCCACCGAATGCCGCCGCAACTTTGGTAGCCGTCTCCGCGCCCAACAGCGACACGTCCAGCAAGCCATGGCGAAGCAGCTTCAGCGAAGAATTGACGGTTGCCAAGCTGTCACTCAATCGCGCGAGCGTCTGACCAGCAGATTCACCTTCGGCGGCCAACCGGTCAATGTCAGGGATCAGCGCCCGAACCATGTTCTCTCCGACGTTCGCCAGCATCGTGTCGATGAGCTTCTGGTTCTCTTCGGCGTTCTTCGTCAGGGTGATCTTGATGCGCTCGCTGTAGGTGTCCAGAGTTTTGGACGACACCCCAATGGAGTCCGCCAGCGCGCCGACGCCATCCTTCATCAACTCAAAGGAGGCCGTCATGGACTCCATAAATTCGTTGTCCAGCGAACGGTATTGGACTCCCTTTTTATTGCTGCGAAACAACCCACCTTTTTGAGTCCAAGGTGTCTCGTTGTGGCCCATAAAGCCAAGGGAGCCGAAGTCACCAACGATGGAGGTGTCACCGTATTTCTTTGGCGCCATGCCAAACAGGCGCGCAATCGTGGACGAACCCGAGAGCATCGAGGCCCACTCGCCCTTGACCCCCACCGCTCGCAATACCTTGTCCGTCCACAGCGACGGCCCGGTGATTGGGTTGTACTTGGCAATCGGTGCCATCGTGCCATTGCCGGCATCCCACCCCTGCTTGTAGAGCGAACGCGAAGCCATCATGCCGGCGGCGATCCAGCCAACCACGGGAATCGCGCCAGCCGCCATCGAACCTGCGCTGGCCGCAGCGCTGCCGGCAGTCGTCGGGCCAGCCAGGCCTGCGGCAAGCGTGGCACCCTGACCTGTCATGCCCAGCGCAAACTGCGTGGCCGCTGTTGATCCGATAGCACTCCCAATGGCAGAAACGCCCGAGGCAAGCGACGCGGTAATCCCGCCCGTCAGGGCACCGTATGCGGTCTTGGCAAGGCTCAGCACATTCATGAGTCCCAGCCCCCCAAACGAGCCGCCTTGGCCCGCTGCGCCTGCCAGGGACGCTGCCGCGCCGCCTGCGGACGAAACACCGCCCATGATCCCCGCCAGATTGGCGACCATGTTCACAACAATGGGCTGTGCAAACATTTTGTACAGCTGGTCCGCAACCGTGGTCTTGAACGTCGTGGTCAGCGATTTGGTGAATGACTTCCAGCCCTCCTTACCGTTGTTCAGCATGTCGGCAAAGCCAATCCGGAACACGTCGCCGTACTTATCCACGCTGCGCTCCCAATCACGCGCTGCGTCGTCCGCGATCTTCTTCTGGGCGTCCTTCACGTCCTTGGCGCTGATCGCGGCAGAAAGCCGTTCCCGGGCCTCGATTTCCTGTTCGATGAGTTCAACTTCGCGCTCCGACCCTTCGAAGCCGGCCAGCGTTGCCTTTCGGTCATACAAGCGCGCGATAGTCAGACGCTCCAGCGCCGCCTTGCTCAGCCCGTAAGTGGCAACCTGATCTTCGACTGCGGCGGCCTCCAGGCTGATCTTTCCGACGCCATCTTCCAGATCCTGCATGTACTTCGCGCGCGACTCCAGAAACGCTGCCGTTTCCTTGTTGGTGCGTGCCAGGGCGCCTGCCTCGGCGGCTAACGCCTGCACGCGCTCCAGGCCGGCGCGCGCGGCTCCCTTCAAATTCCCCTGAAGCAGCTCACCGATCTCAGCGGCGCGCCGTTCATGCTCGTTGAGCTTGCTGGTTTGCAGACCACGCTCGGCCAGTTCCACGGCCAGCGCCTTTTCTTCCACGATGCGCGCCCGCAAGCGGGCGGCTTCGCTATCGGTCGCGCTCGGACCTTTGCCGGCCCCCTTGTCATCAAACCGCTTCTCGATATCAGCCAATGCGGCCTGGTGCGCGGCATACACCTTGCGATACTCGTCAGTCCCTGCGATCAGACCAGCAACCGCTTTCCGATAGGCATTGGCCTCCGCCTCAAGGGCTTTGGCGCGCTGCTGGGGCTTGGTATTGCGGCTGTCATCATCCAAATATGACGCACGAAAACGAGCCTGCTCTAGCTGCTGCTGCGCTTCCTTCTCCGTCCTGGCGGCCGCAGCGGTCGCCGTCGCCTGAGTTTCCAGTTCAGCCAAAGCAGCTTTCGCCGCGCTCAGCCGTCGATCTACGCCCCCCGAAGGCCGACCGCGTTCTTGACGCTCATCCATCAACTTTTGGAGGTTGGCAACTACTGCTTTCTGCTTTTCGACTTGGACTTCAAGCCCGCTTTCGCGGCCAATATTTGCGACGCCGCTTACTGCGCTGCTCATAGCCCGCGCAATTGCGTTCCACCCCCGCTCGATATAGCCCAACTGCTGCACGATCTTCGGCGAGCGGCCGTTGATTGCGTCTGCGTAGGCCGACTGCGCCACCGTAGCGGCTTCCGTCGTCTTCCCTTGGCGTTCTAGCGCGCGAATCTGCTCAAACGTGCTGGACGTGAGGTAGTTCATTCCCTCATTCAGCTTAAGCGAAGCATCAAGGGGCGCTTTCCCCAGATCCTCAAATGCCTTGGCCGTGTCTGAAACCGCCGTGCCCGTCGCCTTCTCCCAGCGTATCGCGGCCGTAGTAAATGCCTCAAGATTCTGGGCGCCAATCTTTGAAGCGCCGGCAAACACGTTTACTGCGGCGGCCGCTTGGCTTTGTGAACCGATCACATTGCTGATGCGGTCGGACATTACCTGCAACTGGCCCCCAGTCACGCCTAAGACGTTGCCCGTCTTGATAAGCGTCTGATCAAACGCCTTCGACTCCTGCGAACCCTTGTAATAAGCCACGCCCAGGGCCGCTACGGCGCCGGCCGCCAGAGTCATGGGACTGATGAGACCTCGGACGTAAGTTCCCATGGCCCGCGCTGCGGGGCCGATCCCGCCAAACATATCCTTCAGTTGTCCGCCTTGCTGCAGCAGCACCGTCATCGGCCGCTGACCGCCCTGAATGGACGTGATGATGTCGGTGAACTGCGCAGGCACACCGCGCATCGCGGCGGCCGTAGCCTTTGCCGACATGCCCAATTGCTGCATGACGGGTTCAGTGGCTGCCAGAGCCGCTTTCGCCTGGGTCTGCTTTGCCGTAACGGCGTTCAATTGGTCCAGATACGGCTTGAGCTGGTTGGCGTCAATTCCTCGCTGCTTGGCGATTTCTTGATAGTAGGCAGCCGTGCCGCGCGCGCCCGCCTCAGTCACAGCAATCTGGCGCTCAATCTGTCCGATAAGACTCTGCGTCGAACGCTCAATCTTCTTGGTCGCCTGACTGCTGCTATCGGCCGCCTTGTTGAGACTGGTCGACGCACCACGCCCCAGACTGTCCAGCGACTTCTTCGCCTTGCCCGTTTCCTGCGCCACGTCCGCCATCGCGGCAGACAAGCCGGACGTATCGCCCGTGACGGCAACGACGCCTTCCGCAATAACTTTCGACATAGTCAACCCAAATGAAAAATGCCCGCTCTAGGCGGGCTACTTCCGGTTTCTCTCATCCAATGCGGCAAACTCAAGGACGCGCACCTGGTCTTCCAGTTCTTCGTATTGCTCGGGAGACAGGCCCATGCGGTCCATCTTGTGGAACAGCGCGACGTAGTTCAACCCAGTCGCACCCGCCATTCCGACTAACCATTGCGAACGCAGCGAAAAGAACAACAGAAACGCGGTTTCGTTCTCCGGCCAGATTTCGACCGGATCGCCGGCAACGTCATCCGGGGTGAGGCCGAATGCCGCGAGCTCGCGCGGATCAGGCGGCCTCTCATAAAGTGCGGCGCCCAGCGCCTTCAGTTTCCCAGGCGGGCTTTGCTCAGCTCGTCGATATACGCGCCGACGACGGCGCGCGCCGATCCGACGTAGCCCTCGACCATGCGTTCGATGTTCCCCGCATCGAATGCGTCATCCAGTTCCCAGCCGCACGCCACGTCGAGCAGGATTTCCACGTCTTCGCGGCCTTCCAGCTTTTCAAGGAACTCCTTGAATTCCTCCTTGGTGCGATGCTTGAACGTAAATTCCACGTCCACGAAGCCATTGCCGGGCACAGGCAGACCCACCTTGCGCTTGAACGTCGGAGCCGGGTTGAGGGTGAATTTGAGTTTCGCCATGATGTAGTGATTTCCTATTGCGTTTCTGATCGTTTGCCACCGCCCGGAATGGACGGTGGAACCGGTGATGGGCTTATGCGGCGGCGTAGCGCACGGGGCGCGACAGCAGCGAGAACGTGGCCCGCACGCCCATCACTTCGCCCTTGGTCATGGTCGGCGTCTCGTTGAACGACACATAGCCGTTGTAGAGAATCATCGAACCGTTCGGGAACGTGATGCGCAGAGCGCGCACTTCACGGGTTTCCGCAGCGGCTTGCAGCGCCTTGTAGCCGGCCAGCGTCGGATCGTCGGCAATGGTCAGATCCAGCGACTGCGCGCTGGCCTGCGTCGGGATCTGCGCTTCGAAATCGTTTTCCAGAAAGCTGTACGTAGCGAACTGCATTTCGCCGCCGGACGTGCTGGTTTCCAGGATCTGCGTGATCTGGGTGAACGCCGTGATTTCACGCACCGAGCCGGCGCCGGTGCCAGCGGGGAACTGCACCAGAGATGATGTATTCATGCCATCCAGCGAGAATGCTCCGGCGGCGGCATCGGCGACACGCACGATGCGCTCATTGATCTTCTGCCAGCCGGACTTCACTTCGACGAGCGCGCCGTTGGCGATGCCGTGAGCCGCGCTTGTCGCAACGGCCGGATTAGCGTTGGTAAGAGCGGTGATGTTCTTCGACGCGCCATATGCGGTCGCCAGCGCGATGATCACGCCATTCGGGAGGGATACTGACATTGTGGGCTTCCTATCTCGGGACGAAAAAAAACCCGCACGAGGCGGGTTGTGTGGTGTTGCCCCAAAAATGGGGCGGTTTCGGCCCAGCGGGCCATCAAAGGGAATTACGGTGGTTCAAAAACCGGGCTGTCGATTTCAAGCGCTACGCTGGAGACAGCGATATCGGTGCCGCCACCGATGCCCAACATCCGGCTAGAGGCGCGAGCGGTGAAATAGTGATGCCCGAAACCCGGAACCGTGACGCGAAAGCTGAAGCTGGATTCCGAATCAAGCGCTGCGCGCAGCAAGACCTGACCCGGGTCGACCAGGCGGTACATCTCCAGCGGTAGGGAAGCGGCGGCCTGGGCAACACGTCGCTGATAAGGAACCGCTGCGCCAATGGGGTGAAAGGGAGCGGTCTGATACGACTTGCCCAGGCTGCTCAGCACCCGGACGCCACGGACAGGCGTATAGGCCAATGCGTCGAACGCCGAACGCGTCAACGTGGACGGAAGGACGGCGCTGACACCGACCGTGGAGCCGGTGGATACATGAGGTGTCGTCATAGGGTGTCGTGCCAGATCATGAAATCCTGCGTGGCGCCCCTGAAGCCGGTGATTGGGTCCGTGACGGACACCGGTCCACCCTCGGGCCGAGCAAACGTCGGCGCCCCGCACAGGATCGCCCTGGTAGCCGCAATCAGTCCGGATGCATTCAGGCGGGTCTTCGCCCAGACATTGATTTGGACGCGAGCGCCCTGCTTGTCCGCCGTTTCCCCGTCGACAAACACGACATCGCGCCCCCCGACCTGTTGGTACGTCATGAACGGCATCGGCGTGTCGCCGGCTGCGGTATCGGGAAATACTCGGCCCTCCACTAGAGGGGAAAGGGCCGCAACGATCATCGGCTCAAGCATTCATAATCTCCCCGATCTTCTCGGCCATTCGCATCCGGCCGGCCTCGACGGCGGCAGAAATTTTTGCGTCCACCGATACTCGTAGATACGGCTGAGCTGGCTCGAATATCGGCGTCTTCAATGGCTTATCTTTGAGGGTGACGTACGATCCGTCCGGGAGCCTCAGCACGGCGTGGCGGCGCCAGTGGCCATGCTCTACCAGCCACCAGTGCGGAGCCTTGCTTTTATTCACACCGACCTGATATGTCTTGCGGTCAGCGTCGGACTCTGCCTCGTCGAACCAGCGGTAAATGGCTCCCTGAAGCTTGCCCATATGAAAAGGAACTCGCGCTCGCATTTCGTCGTAGAGAACCACCGCCATGGCATGCGCCGCGGGCCGGACAGCTTCCTCACGCACTCTCTCCACAAACGCCGCAATTTGGCCGGCTATATCCCCCTCGAATGAGAAAGATACAGATCGACTAGTGTGCTGTTTTCGCAGGCTCATGCGGCAACCTCCATCGGAGATAGGAGTCTACAAACGAGATCGACATGATCCCGCTTCACTTCATCCGTTAAGACCGCCTCGATTTCGTAGAAGTCCTCACGATGGTGAACACGCATTCCCGCGACAACATCCCGCCGAAATCTGAGCCTGATGCTCGCTTTGACAATTTGGCGCTCCGCACCAGCCTTGATTGCCTGAATTCCCGACGTGTGCCGTATCGACGCCCAGTTCGGCGGGCCATAGCGCACCCACTTGTTCGTTAACTCGTTTGCCGCGTCACGTTCCCCCGCATTTATCAGGAGCTCGATGCGGCTATTCAGCGATCCGGCTCTCATGGCAACACCCGGCCATAGGGGAAGACTAGTCGCGCAAATCCAGGATTATCGTGAAGCATCTTTTCACCCGCTGCCTCCGGGTTGTTCAGCATGTCGCCTACCAACATCACAATCGCCAATTTCAGCGGCTCCGGAGCGGGCCCCGGCCTGGACGTGAATACCACTGGATACGCTCCTGGCTCCCCGTCCAGATCGGCCGGCCAGATGGGCAGCGGGGCCGTCCGGCCGCCGACAGGGGTCCATTCGTAAGACGCCGTGGCGAGCGCAAGACCCGTTCTTCTCTCGATCAATTCGCGAGCCGCCGATATCAGCCCCGGAATATCCTCATCTAGAGCATCGTGATCAATACGTAGAAGCCGCTTCACCCGGTCCACGCTGATAGGCTCGCTGACCGCAGGAGTGATCAGGCGCAGCATGGTCAGCCTCCTGCCGATTCAACCGCGTTCGGGTGGGGGTCGATGTAGCCAGCGCCTTTCAGCGCGGAAACATGGTCGGCGTCAAACTCGCGCACTTCGCCGCACTTGCCGTAGATGCTGTCGTGCAGCACCAGAGCTTTCACCCGTTCCCGGGTGTCCGGCTCGGGGGCCGGTGCCGGCGCATCGGGCGGACCCGGCAGTGTCGCCGCCGGTTCGGTGCCTCCGGCCTCACCAGTCCCAGGCGCAGCGGCAGCGGCAGCGGGCGACGTTGCGTCCGCTTGCTCAGACAGAGCGGACGGGGCCGGCGCATCGCCACTCGGCGCGGCCTGGGCTGTCGTTTTTCGTGCCATGGTTTTTTCCTTGAAAGAGAAGGCCGGCAGGATTGCCCGCCGACCTGCGATCACCCGGGCCGCTTAAGCGGCGGCGCCGTGCTGGAACAGCTTCACTGCGCCGCCCACATCGATCAGATTGCCGCCCGAGCGCATCCAGGCCAGGAACCCGACCTGGCCCTTCTTGACGTAGGCCGAGTCGTTGAAGCGGAACAGCGTGATCGCCATCACGTCGCGGATCTTGTACAGGCTGAAGTCGCCAAAGGCGATGGACTTGGCGGCAGCTGCCGGCACCGGCATGTGCTGGTTGATCTGGATGTCACGATTCAGCAAGCGATCCGGCGCACCGCCGGGGTTCCCCTGCTCGTAGCCCGGCACGAAGATCGGGCGGCCTTGATCATCCTTGATCTTGCGAACCATCTTCAGCATGTCGTCATGGAACATCCACTTGGCACCCAGACGGTACGCAGGGTCAACGCTGTGCTCGATGTCCACAAGGTCGTCGTAGGTGATCAGCGGGATTGCCGAGACGGCGCCGATCTTGCCGACCGCAGCGGCGGTGACAACACCTATCGGGCCGGCCGTGCCGGGACCAACGGTGTAGTGGCGATTCGTGACGCGGCCGAGCCGGGTGTTCAGACGTTTGGTGATGAAGCCCTCGATGTTGGAGGAACTGTCCTGCAACAGTTCCCAGGGCACGGTCACAACCTTCGAGCTGAACTTGTAAACCGCCAAGCCCTTCGTGCCAAAGCTCACGTCCTCGTCGCTTGCAGACTGGTTCTCCTCGACGATTTCGCCCTCTTCGTTCGTGCCGTCGCTGGTCGGGTACTGCATGGGTTCGCCGCCGCCGGTCGAGAAGACGTCCGCAACGGCGCGCATGCCGCCAAACGATTTCAGCGTATCGATAATGGAACTGGCGACGGTGGTGGGCACCGTATAGCCACCCTGCTCCGGATTTGCTGCCGGGTTGCCGCTCATGGCGTTGCGGACCTGGGTCCAGTCCTCGGCGGTGAGCGCGTTGTCGCCACCACGGCACCATTTATCGAACAGTGCCACGTCGGCACTGCGGTTGCCCTTGGCGCCAGGGCGGGTTTCATGCTCACGCACGCCCGCGTCGTGCAGACCGCTTTCAGCCGTCAAGTCCATCATCTTTTGATGGCGCTCGATCGAGGCGTCAATGCGTTCGATTTCCGCCGTGTTGTCGTCGTACTTCTTCTGGTGGTCGGCGTTCCAGTTGGCGCCGGGGTTGTTGTCCAGCAGGGCGCGGGTTTCCTTGGCCAGCGCGTTGCGGCGCTCCCGCTCGGCTTGAAGATTGAAAGCCATAACGTAGTTTCCTTCAGTCGAAAAAAAACCGCCCGAAGGCGGAGGGTTGTCCTGCGTGCGGGAGCCGCTTACGCAGGGGTGGCCTCGATCAGCGAAAACCGCCGTTCAAGATCATTTCGTAGGGCTTTGACCTGGGCGTCGTCGACGCCGGGAGATTTCGGCTCGGTCAGCGCTTTAGGCGCATTCTGGTAGGCCGCCAGATTCCATGCGTTGGAGGTGGCCGGCTTCTTAGCAGCAGCGTCAACAACGCGATCGACAAAGCCATGTTCCAGCGCCTCATCTGCGCTGAACCACGTCTCCGCATCCATCCAGGTCTTGACCTGATCCGCAGACTGCCCAGAGCGAGCCACGTAGTCAGCGGTGATCGCGCCGTCCACCTTTTCCAGCAAATCGGCCGTTTCCCGCATGTCGGCCTTGTTGCCGATAGCGACTGTCCAGGCGTTGTGGATCATGAAAAACGCCCCCTGCGAGATCTCTACCTCGTCGCAGGCCATGCAAATGTCCGTCGCCGCAGAAGCGGCCAGGCCGTCCACGTGCGCAATCACTTTCGCCGAATGCTGGCGGATGGCCGTCATCATCGCGCGGGCGTCGAACACGTCGCCCCCTGGCGAGTTAATGCGCAGGTGGATCGTGTCGGCCGTGATGCCGGAGAGGGCCTTGGCGAATTCGGTCGCGTCGATTTCGCCCCACCAGCCGCCGATCACCCCATGCAGGTAGATCGTATGCTCGCCGTTGCTCGCCTCAGCGCGCAGCGGCTTGGACCCAGAGGCGTTATCACGCGCCAGCTGAAGCAGTTTCGGAATTTTCATTCTGGGTTTCCCTGTCTTGATCGTTGTGGTCTTCGGCCGCTGCATCCGCAGCCGCACCAGCCCGTATGGGGCGCTCGAACTCTCCGCCCAGTGGCTGGAGGTTCTTCACACGGCGGACTTCGTCGACGCTCATCCAGCCTTGCGTACCAGGTCCGCCCAGCGCCTTGGAGAAATATTCCGCCTGGGCCTTTGAATCCCCTGCCATGAGCCCGTCCGTGTTGTGCTCGGTGAAATACCGAGCGGTGCGAAACAGCTTGCGGTTCAGCTCGCCCTTGATCCGCTTCAGATGCGGAGCCAGCGTGTACTTCACGAAGCCGATGCCCATCTGCTCAATGCCACTGCCCCAACTGCTGGACTTGGTCATTTCGCCGATCATGTGTGGCGGGACGCCGAAGGCTCGCGCCATGTCGATCACCTGCCATTGCCGAGACTCCAGCAATTGCTGGTCCACCGCCGACATCGTCAGTTCCTTGATATCCAACCCTTCGGTCAGAATCAGCGGTATGCGCCGGTTGCCCTGGACGCCGCCATACTTGGCAACCCAGGCGGCGCGGAAGTCCTCTTGCATGTCGTAAGACATGGCCGCCGGCGCCTTGATCGCGACCTCAGGCTTGCCACCTTCGCTGAAGAACTTCCCGGCATGTTCGTCGCCCTGGATGGCGATGCCAATGCCGTTGCGCGCCCCCCACTGAATCACCGACATCGAGCTGATGCCGTTGAATCCGAAGCCAGGGATGTGGATCACGTCGTCCTGATCGACCGTGAAGAATCCCTTGTCGTCGTAGAACGTGTACTGCAGCCGCCGGACTTCGCGCGGGCTTTCTCGCTCCTGCTCGCGGATTTCCACACGGGAGCGGGGCCAGGGGATCAGGTTCGTCATTGCGCCGGCACGGTTGCGAACGATGTACGCAATTCCATCGCCCCGCAACAACATCTGCGTGATCAGGAACTCCCACGCCGCAGAAGCTACCCAGGTGGGGGAGAACTGTTCGTTCAGCGTCCACCAATACGGGTGGTCCACCTGCTGGCGTGCCCCGTCCACGCGCTCAAAGATAGGGAGCGGCAACTGGGCGATGGACCCCGCGATCAGAGAAACGCAGGCGTAGACCGCCGACACCCGCATAGCGGTCTGCTCATTGACCACCGCACCGGCTGCGGTTCGTTGATCGCCGAAGATCTCGAACACACGGATATCGGAGGAGGAGACCGTCCCGCCCTCGGCGATGTTGCCAATTGCTGGCTCTTGTCGGCTGTCTGGCTGTGTCGCCTGGCCGTCCGAGCCGAAAAATCTGGAAAGTAGTCCCATCACATCACCACGAATCCCTGTTGAATTTTCTTGACCCCGGCCGATGGGTTAAGCGACATCAGTTGCGCCGCGTCGAAGAGGGCCATGAGCGGGTCAATCTTCGCCGTGCCGCTGGCCTGCTTCGTGATCACTATTCCATTTGCTCGCACTTCGATACGGGCATTGCCCACACTCCAGGCCATCAGGGGCTGATCGCCGTGCAGAAACGTCCCTTCGGCCAGCTTGCGCTCTACCGTCTTGATGATCCCGCCCAGGCGCCAGCCCTGCGACACCCCCACGATCAAGTCTTCGGGGATCTCCGCTTCCAGCAGCGCGTCGTTGAAAGTCACGCCGTTCTGATCGGCGCCGATGGCGTTTTTCTCAGGCAGCAGGCCCGCCTCGAACACCTGGCGCACAATGGCGGCCAGTTCGGCTGTGTCTTCGCCGATCTGGTTCACGATGACCAGGTTGCCGGCCTTCTCGAAGTCTTGCAGCCGCGGGGCGATGTCCTTGCGCCGCTCAAGGACGGATGGATGCGCCCAAGCGCGCCCCCAGTGCAGCCAGTTCCCCGTTCCACGCTCTCGACCAATGAGCCCGAAGCCGAGCAAGTCGTCCAGCCCGCCCCCGTCAATGCCGACGGTCACCACCTCGGAACGTTCGAGCAGCGCGGGAAGCGTCAAAACTCTATTGCCGCGCGCCAACCAATGGTCCGCGCCCGCCCACCGGTCCGAACGCAGATTGAGGCCGATCTCGACGTTTCCGTACTTCGCCAGGAAGCCCTTAAGTGACTCTTTCCCTTCGTCAGCCGCCTTTCGGTACTCTCGCGCCAGGAATTCTTCGTCCACCGAATACCCCATATTGGGGTTGACCATCGGTAGGTTCTCCAAGAGCAAGCATTCTTCGGTCTTCACCATTTCTGGCGGATGCTCGAAGAGGATCGGCATGAATTGCGGATCGTGGATCTCCCCGTCTCGTACCTTGCGCGCGTAGTCGAGCTTTTCCTTGAACACCCCCGCCGGTGGATCGTCACTCTGGGTTGTGATGTAGATCACAAACCCCTCAGGCCGGGACGCCAGGCCGCCGGACGCCTCGCGGAGCATGTCTTTGGCGTTTGCCTCTTTGCCAAAGAGCCACAACTCTTCGACCAAAATCCCAACGGACTTTTTCCCCGCAGTCGTACTCGCGTCAGCTGCGATCACCTTGAGCTTGGCGTTCTTCTCGCGGTGCGTGAGGGTCTTCACGTGCTCTTGCACATGGATCAGATCCGCGAGCTCGCTGTACTCCTCGCCGTCCTCATCCTCCTCCAGGAAGTTCACCATGTCCTTGGCTGGGCCGAAACTGTTGTCCGCCACTTCCTTTGTCGGAGCGAGAATCGTGAACTCGGCCGACCGCCGCCAGTTCCGGATCAGGCAAGTCAGCATGATCGACGCCGCCAGGCCAGACTTGAAGTTCTTCTTCGGCAACATCACGAACCATTCTTTGATGAGCCTGCGCCCGCTCTGCGAGTCATAGGCTCCAAAAATGGTTGCGGCCAGGTCAAACACCCATTGACCGCACGCATCCGCCATGTGCGGACTGCCAGGCGCGTCCACGATCCGTAAATCGCGCATCACAGCAAGCCCGGCTTCGGCCTCATCGGGGAAGATGGGCGGCGGGATGATCGACTTGCCGGCGCGCAGCCGTTCCGCCCAGTCAGGGCAAGACGTGGTCCATTTCGGCATTGCGTTCCTCGCGGCAAACACCGCCGCGCTGGCGGATCATTTCGGATTAGGAGTTGTTGACGACAAGCCGGGGTGGTGCTGCGGCCGGGGCGTACTTCCCGGCGCTGGCTTTTCTCGCGGCTGCATCCTTTTCGCCCTTCTTCCCGCCTTCGCCCTTCTTGGCGTGCGTGTACTGAACCGCGGCGATCGCGGCGCGCACCTGCAGCGCGGTCGCCTCCACCTGTCCGAGGGCAACTTTCTGAAGGAGGTCCAACATGTTGTCCGCCTCGATCAGCGGAGGCGGCGCCTTGGGCGTGTCGTCTACCTTTTTCCGTGGCCGGCCGGCGCCAGAACGCGCGCCACCGCTGCGTCCTTTGACTCCAGCCATTTGAATTCCAATTTGAAAAGGGGAAATTTTCTGTGCGTGAGGGAACAGGTGGTTTCCAGTCCGGCAACCCGCCAGACTTTCGACCCGCCCCCCCTCTGCCGTGGCCCCTGCCGCCCGCGTACAGGGCCGCCAGGACGCGACACCGAAGCGGCTGGGCGCGCACCTCCATCATGACCATGCGACGCGCTACGGCCTTCTGGTGACGCGGACAGACAGGCCACGCCCGATCCAGCGCGTCACCTTGGCCGCGTCAGGCGTTGCACCAGTGATCTGCGCGGCCAATGCCACGCCGGACAGATACCAGCGCACCCACCATGCGAGGCGAACCGAGATCGTGACTGTGTGCTGTGCCATTACGTGCGGCCCCTGTATCCCATGTCCTGCCGTGTCTTGGCGTCATGGCATCCGACCTTGCGCCCGTACGCATCGCGGGAGACGCACAGCACCTGCGTGTTTGCGTCGGTGTCCTCGCCGCCATCGAACAGGCTTACCTTGTGGTCCAACTCGAAGCCGTGCGGGTACAGGGTCAACGCTCCACAATGCGCGCAGTGCGGATTAGCGGACCAAATGCGCAGCCGACGAGCTTGCAGCTTACGGCCCGTCATGCGCTTGGCGCTAGGCGTGGGCGCGGGGGCAAGCCTGGCCCCCACTGTCGCGAGTCGTGGCTTAAGTGTCTTGAGCTTCATGCTGTCCCTCTTGTTCTTGCCGGGTGTCACCAACTGCACGCCGCCCGACGCGACGACCCTAACCCCGCTCGCCATGCCCAGCGCGCGGCCCTCGGTGACGAAGGGTGGAGTGTCCGTTCAAACACAACAAATAAATTGCTTCATACATCATTTATGATGTATAATTCCTTATCGATTCAACGAAGGGGAGGTAATGAAATACAGCGAGTTCAGGCGGTGGCTGCTGAAACAGGGCGTGAAGTTGGAACCCCACAAATCAGGTAGCAGCCACTTCAAAGCAACCCTTGGCGATCGGATAGCAAGCTTTCCAGACCACGGCACCAAAGAGATAGGTAAAGGGCTGGTAGAGAAGATCAAAAAGGATCTTGGACTGAAGTAAAGGAGGTGGCCCGAAAGGGCCGCCTCTCACCCGTTGTATGAATGCCTCCCCAATCACAGAGGACACACCATGTTGACCTACTGCTACACCCTGACGCCGGACACGAACGGCACGAACCTGATTCAGTATCCGGACCTGCCGGAAGGCGCATCCGTAAGCGAAGACGAGCACGACCTACCAGCCAACGCATCAGAAGGGCTTGAAGCCGTGCTACAGATGTACATCGACGCGCGCCGCCCTATCCCGCTGCCTGAAGCCGTGGGCGACGGCAGCGTGACGCTAGGCGCACTGCCTACCGCAAAGGTCTTTCTGTCAAACGAGATGGTGCGTCAAGGGGTGCGAAAAACCGAACTCGCGCGGCGACTCGGCATCCACAACCCCCAGGTTGACCGCCTTCTGGATCTGGCGCACAGTTCAAAGCTGGAAGCGATGGAGGCTGCGTTTCAAGAATTGGGTCGTCGCCTGGATATTTCTGTCATCTAAATCGGGGTGGAAAATGCGCGTACTTATCGTTGACGACGACTCAGACACCGCCGAACTGACGGCCGAATGCTTGATGATGGACAATGACATCACCGTCCAGATTGCCAGCAACGCAGACGCCGCGCTACGCGCGGTTGCCGACTTTGCACCGGATACGATTTTGCTAGATGTGGAGCTACGTGACGGTTCCGGGCTTGACTTGGCTATCGACCTAAAAGTATTAAGTCGCGGGCGTGCCCGCATTGTCATCTTCAGCGGTTCCGTGCCTAGATCCGCCGTAGGATCATTGCCACCAGGCGTAGACGCCTGGCTTGCAAAACCTGCGCACCTTGCGGAAATTCAAGCGTGTCTTACAGGAAAACCCGATTCCACCTGAAGGCGCATGGGCAGCCAAAGTCTGCCCCATCAGCTATTGGCCCGACCAACTCTGAATCAGCAGTTCGCGCCTGGGCACACCAGCGCCCCCGGCCACCGTGTATCGGATGTCCAGGACGTGCATGGGAAACCCGGCGAACGCTTGCCGCATTTCGGGATGGTCGTTGACGCTGACCAGCGCGCGGCCTTTCATCGTCCGCATGGCGTCCGCCATCGCGGCATATTGCTCAAGCCCGAACTCGACGCCGTAGCCAGCCGTGGCCCAATAAGGCGGATCCATATAGAAGAGCGTGTGCGGCCGGTCGTAGCGCTTCACGCAATCCAGCCAAGGCAAGTGCTCGATGAAGATGCGCGCGAGGCGCAAATGCGCCGCTGACAGTGTTTCTTCCAAGCGCAGCAGGTTCAGGCCTGGAGGGGAAGTTGTCGCCGTGCCGAAAGTCATGCCCTCCAGCTTGCCGCTGAAGCAGTTCTGCATGAGGGAGTAGAACCGTGCCGCCCGCTGAATGTCGGTCAGCGTTTCGGGCCGGGTCTCTTTCTGCCACTTGAACATCTGGCGGCTGGACAGCGCCCATTTGAACTGGCGCACAAACTCTTCCAGATGATGCTGCACCACCCGGTACAGGTTCACCAGATCGCCGTTGATGTCATTCAGCACCTCCACCTTGGCTGGTTCCGGCCTCGCAAACAGCAGGGCCCCGCCCCCGGCGAAGGGTTCGACGTAGCAGGAATGTTTCGGGAAAAAGGGAAGAATCTTGTCAGCCAGGCGGCGCTTGCCACCCAGCCAGGGAATGATCGGTTTTGCCACTTGTGAACGTCCATGTAAACTGGCCGCCGCCTGTACAGGTGGGACGGCCTTGGGTCGATCACGGCTAACTCCGTGTTTCGGCTGTCAGTCGGGGAACTCGCGATTCTCCGGCTGTCGCCGTCTTCTATAGCTGCAATGCAAAAGCCCCGACCGGACTATCCGTATCGGGGCTTCTGCTTATAGTGGGGTGGATGGAGCTGAAATTCACATTCGCAAGGCATGCCGCCTGCCCAGCTAGCGTACTTCCTGCGGTGACAAGCCCGTTATTGCGGTCAATTCTCGAAGGAACACTGCGGTGTCCAAAAAGTAATTCGGATACGCTCTCTCGAGTGAAGCGATTGAGTCCACAGATACCAGTACCGCTTCCGCCCCAGCCGACCCCGCGACCCGTCTTTCTTCGCGCAGGTATTCCGCAGTCGCTTGATCCAACCGCGCTCGAGGATAGCCGGTCACCGTCATCTTGCCTGATTGTGGCTCTAGCACGAGAAGATAGAAGTAGTTCGACCGACGTTCATCGCCCTCTCGAGCAACCTTAATGGCCTGCTGGTAGGCCCTTAGAACGTAGTGAACATTTAGTGACTGGGCCAGTTCACGAACGTCAGCTACCAGCTGCACCTCTGAGATGGGGGTGTCCGGCACCAAGCTCGTGCAACGCTCTTTGTGAGCGAAGACGCTTCCCATGAGCGCAAAGAAGCGCAACCATCGCTCTTCACCTTGGCTCGACTTCAATGCCTGCTGTAAGAATGTTCCGACAGTCTCGACTGCCGTCGCCCAGGCGTGTTGCAAACGCGTGCGGAATTGCAATTCAATGCACAATCCGTTGTAAACGGCAGGAGCTTGTTTGTCGCTGTTATAGCGATAAACCATATGGACACCGCGATACCCCGACGCCTTTGGACTATCGATATAGTCATCCATTGCATCAAGGCTGTGCTTCAAGTCGCTGTCCAAATAAGTTCGAACTAATTTTCGCACTTGCCCCACATTGCCAACAATCACACGCGCGCCACCGATATCTTGCATTTGCGACATGCGCATCCGTTGAAACCTCGTCAACTTGGCTTCGATGGAAGACATTCGTTTGATTCGTTGCGCGACCAAACGGCCCGGATCAACGGCGAGTGCCTTCCTTCGCAATGTGACCTTAAACGTGTTTAACGGATAGTTGTGGGATGCGCGCCAATTATTAACCACAGCAGCGGCATCCGAAATCGCTTCTGGCGTCGCAGAAGGGTCAACCATAACCCTGCCTGCACGATCAATCTGGCCCTTTGAATACTCAGGTTTGATCCAGTCCATGTTCGCGTAGTGAAATTTGGAATGCATAGAATCGTATCCCAAATTCGCTGACCAACCCGCCAAACTGAAAAAGCCCGCTGCTTTCGCTGGCGGGCTTCTGGAGGCGGACTTCTGAGGAAATCCGATACCTTGGATTTTGACGGTGGATTCCTCCAGTGTCAAGAGTTAGGGGATAAAGCCCCCGTCGCGCAACAACTGCTCGGCCGATGCGTGCGCGGCCTGCTCGATGCCGTATACGGGGTTCTCGCCGGCCCTCTTCTTCCGTGTCCCACGAATCCAATCCGCCGCCTTAACGCTTGCGCGCTCTGCGCTCGACCGGCTGCATTCGTGACGGCGGGCCAGGTCCCCCAGCCGCGGCGACCACGTCTCATCAAAATGGCGGCGCACCAGGTCCACCCGCATTTCGGCGCTCACGCTGCTCATCGAGAGGTACTCCGCCAGAGCGTTCGCCACCGCACGCAGCGCCCCCAGCCATTCCAAGTGATCGCCAACGCTTCCGCAGCACTTGCACTGCGTCTTGCGTTGACCATACTTGGCATACAGCACCGCAAAGTGCAGGCGGTCCAGCCCGTGTTCCAAGAACTTTCGGGCGTCGCCGGTTTCGGCCGCTCCATCCATGCCCGAAAACGCCCCCGGTTCGCCCAGTCGGTCATCAGCAGCACGCGCCATGGCCGGCCGGTTAGCGGTGTGACGTTCCTCACTGAAAGCGTAGGCTAGCGCAACGGCCACGCGCGGGAACGGCGTATTGCGTTCGCTCATGCGTCCTCCGGCATCGAGTAGACGGGATACTCTGGCTCCGCTTCACCGCTTCCACCAGCGATGCGCACCCACGTGTTCAGCTGCTCCCGCGCGTCCGCGTCGTGGCGGGGGTGTCCTGCCCACATGAGCAGCCACTGCCCGCGCTCCGGCGCAGTGAGCGTCATCAGATGTTTAGCCAGGAGCCGATCCAGCGTCGAACGGTCGGCAAGCGCCACGCCCCCCCGGCAGCGCCAGCAGCGGCACGGCGCGTAGGCCATGCCATGTTCGACGGGGGGCGCGTTGCGCGGCACGGCCTGCGCGGGCGCGTCTGCGCCAGTTTCCTGATACGGGATTTCCAGCCAAGTTTCGGGTTTGCTTTGATCGAGCATGATCAGTTCCTTAAACGATTCCAGGGTTGTAGGGAGGGACGCGCAACAGCCGCGCCACAAGCTCAACCGCAGAGCCGTCTCGGACGGAACTCTCGGTAAAGCGCAACACCTTCCAGCCCGCAAGGGTGGCGGCGTTGTACTTCTCGCAATCAGCGACGAATCCGGATCCACGGGTGTGACGCCCGTTTGTCCATACGCCGCCTTCAATCTCGACCGCGACCCTCTGGTCGGGCCAAGCAAAATCAATGCGCCACATGCGCGGGGGCGCAAACCGGTATTCACGCTGTGGCTCCAGCACCTTCAGGGCGCGCAGGTCGCGTGCGAACCGCTCCTCGAGCGCGCTTGCGGCCTTGGGGGCGCGCTTGGCAGTCATCCTCGCCACGGGGGCGCGCGCTACACGGGTCGCCATCACGCCGCCCCCATGCGCGCCAACGCGCGGTTGTGGCAGTTCACCAGGATCGTGTGCCATTCCGCACGGCGGGCCCAATAAGTCCGGCGGCATTCCTCGACTTCTGCCACGTTGAATTCCTTCATCTGCACCAATTCCATTAGCCGGTTCTCGATCTTGGCCGGCAGCGCCTCTGTGTTCTTCTGTACCGTCATCTACTTGCCTATGTCCTGTGCTATTGCCTATCCGGCTTGGTGGACAGACCTCGCCCATCCAGGGGAGGCCTTCACATGCTGTCCGTCTCGGAGCCACATGACCCGTCAGCCTTTTCGATCAAGGGTGCTAACTTCGCCGCCCTCGCCCCTGTCTCAGATCTATCCCACAGTAGGAGCCTCTCCCCCGCGCCGCTGTCGTTAAGCTATGTCCGACCAGCGCGAGTGCCATGCCGCCGCATTACCCGCCCATAGCGGTCCTCCTCGCGGCCATCAGCTTCATGGCGACGGCCAGCACCCCCGCACGCATGTGCAGGTCGTTGGCGTCCTCGCCGATCACGTCGCTCATGCAGTACGCAAGGCCCGCTTCCTTCGCTGCCCGCTCCCCCGCCCCACTCTTGTCGTTGTCGGCGAAGGCGTACTTCTTTCCCTGCAACTGGGCGGCGGCGTAGCGCATGTTGCTGTCGCTGAAGCACACAAGCACGGCAGCATTCAGGCGCAGTTGCTTGATCGCAGCATCAATCGACAGACCAGTGGCATAGCCTTCGCAGAGCACCGTTTCAAGGGCTCTGTCCGACCCGATGCGAAGCACCGCGCCGGTGGCCCGCATACCGGTGGCCATGCGCTTGACCCACGCTCGTTCGGTCGCATCCCATCGCACCGTCTGCACGCCCAGGATGCGGTTGTCCGAAACGTCTCGCATGGGGATCACCAGGGCGTCGTCAGGCGCAACGAGCCCTTTCGCGTCCGGGAAACCCTTGCGATGCAAATACCCGTGGGCCAGCGGAATGCAGCTACGGAGCAGCGTCTCGGCCTGGCGCGCGGCCTGGATCTGGCGGGCGACGCGGCGTTGCCTGTCCGCATCTCGCTTGCGTGCCCACTCCCGCTTTTCCTCGTCCGTCCAGGGCTTGAACTCGCCGCCGTACCAGTGGACTTCGCCGTCACCATCCCATGCCATGACCCAGCCGCGCTGGCCGTCCCAGAAGTAAGCGCCGTTCTTGCTGCGCTCGTGCGCCGTGGTGGCGCAGCGGCGGATGCGGTCGCTCGGGTACAGATCGCCAACCAGGACACCACAAGCCCGCGCGAACTCGCTAAACGTTTGCATTCGCGCCCCCCTTCTCCTTGCCCTTCAGATACGCAAGACGCAGCGAAGTGATCTTGCCGAGCGTATTGCGCGTCGGCGGTGTGTTCGGCATGTCGTGAAACTTCCAGTCCCACGAAGGCCAGTTGCCGGTAATGTCATGGAACAGCGCCCGCGCACGCTTCTCCTGCTTGTCCTCGGCGGACTTTTCGCGGGCGTAGGTGCAAAGCTGCTCAAACAGATGCCTGCGGTCGTCGGCGAGCTTCTTCTTGCCCAGCATGACGGGAAGCATTTCCCCGGCCTCGACCTCTACCAGCGCTTGCTTCTGCACCTCGAAGCCGCAGGCCATGCAGCGGCGCGCAAACGGCGTGTGACCGCAGGAAGGGCAGCCTTCGCGCTCGCTTTCCTTCGTCTCGCGGCGGATCTCCTTGTCCAGCTTCTCGCCCGCGTCCAGGGCGGTCAAGCCGTTGTAGAAGATGTTCTCGAAGTCTTTCAGGAAGCGGATGAAATTGCCGCTGTGATCCAGCAGGATGCAATCCGTCTTGCCCGTCTCCGGAGACGAGCGCAGACCGCGCCCCCACATCTGAATCGCAGTAGAAAGCGACTTTCGCAGGGGCGGCAGTCGATCACGCAGCCAACGTCCTTCACGTCAAAGCCTTTGGCCAGCGCCTCAACGCTGATCAAGATGCGGATGACCGAATCGGGCTTCTCGTACTCCGCCAGGAGCATGTCACGCTCGGTTTGCGTCGTGTTCTGGCTGTAGACGGCGGCCATGACGCCGGCCTCATTGAACTGGCGACAAAGCTCCTCGCAATGAGCGATGGTCGAGCCGAAGCAGATGGTCTTGCGCCCTTCGCCGTGCCGGATCCACTCCGACACCACGTCGCCGACAATGCCCATGCCGCGCTCAGCGGCTGCGGCCTCGGTCCATTCGCCGCCGGCCGTAGCCGCCCCGTCCATGTTGACGCGCTTCGCGCTCAAAACGTGCATCGGGACAAGAATCCCCTGCTGCGTCAGATCATTCATGGTGGCGGCGTTGATCAAGTTCGTGAACAACTTGCCCAGCCCTGGCGAGAACGGAGTGGCCGATAGACCAACGACAGACGCCGAGCATGTCCGAATGTGGTCCGTCCAGACGCTCAGTTGCGTATGCGCCTCGTCGATGATGATCACGTCCGACGCCGGCCAGCCACGGCTAGCCAGCGTCTGAGCGCTGGCGATCTGGAAAGGAAGACTGGGATTCACGCGCCAGTGGCTGGCCTGGATCACGCCGTGATTGTTCAGGCCGTAGCTATCCGCCGCCTTGCTCGTCTGGTTGATCAGCGCCACACGGTCGCAGACGAACGTCGCACGTTTGCCGCGCTGCAAGGCCTCATTCGCGATGCGCAGGCCGAGGTAAGTTTTTCCCGCCCCCGTAGGCGCCATGATGAGCTGATTCTTGTGGCCGGCGCGCCGGCCCGCGCGCAGGTCTTCGTGCGCGGTCTGTTGGAAAGGCCGGGGCGGCGGAAAGGTGGTGGCCGCCATATCGGCCACGTCTTCGGGAAAGAGAGCGTTATTCATGCGGTCCCGGTCCTTTTCTCCAGCGCGTCAAGCTTGCGCTTGTATGTCCTCGCAGCTTTGACGGCAGCGTCCTTTTCGTTGATCAAGCCGTTCACGCGCGTCAGCAGTACGCGGTTCTCTTCCGTAAGCCGGGCGATCTCGGCCATGGCAGCCGCAAGCTGACCGTCTGCCTCAAAGACGCGCGCCATCATCTGGTTGTCATCCAGAAGACGCTGGTAGTCTTCCAACGCGTCCGCCGCGAGGTCTTCATGGCTTGCGCCGTCATTAGCGCAACCCGCTTCTGCCGGGGGCGCAGAGTTCGCCCCCGGCTGGCTCTGCACCGCTGACGCTTCATTCGAAGGCGTCACAGCGCGCGCAGCTTTCTTGATAGCGTGCGGGCCCGCTGCGGCAAGCGCGGCTTGCTCTTCTTTCGGCAGATCCGAAATAGCGTGGGCGTCCTTAAGCGACACCGCGCCCGACTTCACCGCCTCTTTGATTTCCGGCGCGGCCTCGCGTTTCACCTTCCCAGCTTGTTTCATGGTGCGAACGCTGGCGCCGGCCGCTTCTGCCATCTTCGCCACGGTCGGCGGAAATGGTGCACCGGGTGCACCTTTATCAACTGCGGGCCGACCGGCCGCGCGCCAGTCCCACAACTCGGCCTCAATAAGCGCCCAGGCACCGACCGACAGGTGGCGGCGCTCCTTGTTCTGTGCCCTGACGAAATCGACAGGATCTACGTCGCTCAACTGCGATTCGGGGCAAGACATGCCCAGCTCGACGCAGGCGCTGTAGCGGTGCCAGCCGTCGATCACCATTCCTTCGTACAGGATGATCGGGTTTTGGACGCCGATGTTTTCGATGCTGTCTTTGAGGGACAGGAATTCAGTGGCGCTCATGGCCGGGAACGCGGCCGAAAGAGGATGCTGGACGTATGCCATGATCAGGCGTCCCCCGTGCCAATCCACACCGCACCGGGTGCGGGCGGCGTGGTGGTGTCGCCAGGAATGTGGCCGCCCTCGCCGTGCGCTAGCTCATAGAGGAAGAATTTGGGAGCGAATGCCGCGCCGAACTCCTCCAAGCTCCAACGCCGGGGCCGCCAAGTGCTGCCCTCGCCCGCTTGACCGAAATCGGACTGCGCGGGTGTGTCGTCACGCATGGCGCGCACCCGCCTTTTCCTGCTGAACTTGCAGCAGCAGCGCCTGTAGTCGCTGGACAACCTCAAAGGATGTGCGCTTGCCTCGTTTGCCTGTGAGGATGTGCGACACCGTGGACTGCGACACACCGGCGCGCCGCCCCACCTCGGACTGGCTCAATCCAAGGGCGATAAGTTGTTCGGCAATATTTTTTGCGTTCATGCGAGAGATATTATTGCGAATGTACTAATTAAACAAGTACCATCGCACTTGTTTCCACAAATACAATTGCAATATGCAAACCTTCTCAGACCGCGTACGCGCCCGCCGGGTTGAGCTCGGCCTGTCCCAGGTTGAGCTGGCCAAGAAAGCCGGCCTGTCCCAATCAACCGTGGCTCAAATCGAGCGAGGGCGGAATTCGCGCTCCGCGCACATCCTTAACCTAGCGGAAGCTTTGAAGGTGCACCCCCGCTGGTTGGAGGGTGGCGAGGGACCGAAGGACGGTGCCGATGATGGCGTTGCCGATTTGGCAGTCCAACGCCATGAGCCGTGGCCCTTTCCCGAGATTCCAGAAGACGAAGTTCGCGCGCTGGCACCGGCGCAACTCAACGCGTTGCAGGGCGCCATCGCGCTAGCAATTGCGCAACTGAAACTCGGCATTAACGTATCTCCGAAACCAGCACCTTCCAAATTGCCGCCCCCGGCCAGAGGCTCACTGGTGGATATGGACAACGCCGATGACCCATTTCCTATGCGTATCGGAGGATCGGCCGCGGCGCCATGGGAAGGCGGTAAGACCACGTTCCAGTTCGAGCGCGAAGCTCGCGCCGGAACGGGTTTGCTTAGCGGCCTCGTTGCAAACGTTGGCCCGGGCGAGCCTCATGCCGCGAACGACAAGTTCGAGAAAGTGCCTGAGTTAGGGGACGTGCGCCTGGCAGCGGGAGACGGCATTGAGAACCACGCAGAAGATCAGACCGGCGTCGTACATTTCCGCCGTTCGTTCCTACGATCAGTGGGGGCGGACAACGGACGCGGGCGCGTCGTGTACGCCAGAGGCGACAGCATGGATCCCGATATCAAGGACGGCTGGGCCCTCTTGGTTGTCCCGAGCGATAACCTGACACCACGTGACCTCGTGCCGGGCGCGATCTACGCCATCAACTACGACGGCAAGATGCTGGTGAAGATGGTCGCCCGGGATGAGCTCACGGGACGCTGGGTCGCACGGTCCAAGAATAGCCGGTATCAGGACGTGCCCCTCCAGGGCGAAGGCTCCGTCCGGATCCTTGGCCGAGTGGTATGGGCCGGCGGCTTGTTGCCGGTTGCTGATAGCGGGCGATGGGTGCATGTGAAGTAACTCGTTCCCCGCGAACAAAAGAGGCCACCTTTGGGTGGCCTTTTTTTTGAGTACAAAAACACTTGCATTCAATAAGTACATTTGCAATACTGCGAACGTGCTAGTGCATTTGCAGCACAAAAACAAAGACCCCGTCCGATTCGCAGTCGGCGGGGCCTTAGAAGCACAGCGATTCGCAGTCGCTGCACTCAACCTGGACAGCCGTAGGAGGCCAATATGTCCAAGCAAAGTATCCGCCCGCAAGGCGCGGAGGGGATTTCTCATGCTCGCACGTTACAAAACCCAAATACGCTTGTCAAGCACAATCGCTTGATTAGGGGCGCGCCCACCATTGACCTCGGGCTAGCTTCAATCTATTTGGACTGCATGCTCGAGCAGAAGGAGCGCACGCGTGCCCTTCTGAGTGTTATTCAGGATCTGGTTCAGCGTATGGACAATCCCGATCTGTCCACCCTCGTCAGCTTGGCTGCTGACTTGAATGAAGACCACGAGCGTTGGTACGAACTGCGGGAGTGCCTCGGCCTCGCAGAAGCGAAGGAAAGTGGAGGTGTGGCATGAAGACCACTCTCAAACTTTCCCACGAGCAGTATCGGGAATTTGCCGACCTGTGCAAGGTTGAGGCCGGACAGGGGCTAGAAGTCTCCACGTTCGCGGAAATGCATAACAGCTGGGGCCTCAGTGGCGGCATGGCCTGGGAACTGATCTCAGACGTTCGCACGAACGAAGTCTCCTTTGACCACCACGTCGGTCGCATTACCCTGGCCGAAAGCATTGATGTTGCCGATTTCCGACGCGCCGGACGTTCTCGCCCGGAACTGGACTGGTCCGTACTGAGCGATGAGGAGATTTACCCGTTCGTCGTATGGCACGAAATTGGCCACCGCCGCGACAACTTCAACATGCTGGACGCCGCACTCTTTGACCGGGAAGGCTTTGGCGCCCTGTGCTACATAAACGAGGTACTGGCGGACCGCTTCGCCTGGTCTCGGATCCGGCCCGGCGAGTCTCTCCCCATGACGCGTGTGGGGAAGACGGATCAAGCCCACATCGCCGAGCAGCTAGACCGAATCAGCAAGCGTCACGTCCGCGCGCGCTATGCGGTGCGCCCCCTCGCCGCCGGTCAGTACGTGAACATATCCCCACGCATGCTGGAAAGCCGGCACCTAGCCGCGTACCTGGGGCCCGACGTACACCCCGAGCTCCTTGCTCACTACATATGGAAGCGTGCCAACCGGCTGGACTACAGCACACCGGCGCCCGTCCCGAAAGCCGCTGCTCGGGCTCATGCCCGCGCGGTCTTGAATCCTCGTGCGGTGGAAGGTGCAGCATGACGCCGGCCCAAAAGTCTCTCGTCACGGCCGGCGGAATCCTGGCCCTCCTACAGAAAGTCAGCACTGACATAGACCATATGAGCGCCCTGCTGGTCGCTATCCAAGATCGCGCCGCCGACGAACCTGGAACGGATCTTGGTCTGCATTTTGAAACCCTCGCCCGCATTGGCGTAGACATTGCGGAGCGGAACGGAGATCTCTTGTGCGACACCATGTGCATTCTGCGAGACGTGATCGCACTGGGAGAGGGCCATGCATAA